GCAGACTATACTGCTGCTGATGTATTGGCTAAGTTATTGACTGTTGATGGTTCTGGATCCGGTATTGACGCTGATAAATTAGATGGTCAAAACGGTTCTTACTACCTTAATTGGACTAACGTAACAAATAAGCCTGCAATTCCGATTCACGCGGTAGTTGATGTAACTGGTGAGGCTACTCCTTTTGGAATAGACTTAGGTACTATTGGAATTAGTTCAGCACCTGTAGTTACTATTTACCAATCAGATACGGGAGAAATGGTATTGACTGGAGTTGTTTATGATTCCAATACTAATACACTCTCTGTTGACATTCCGGAGACACTTGAAGTTAAAGTTTCTATTACAGGTTCGTAATAATTTGTAAATTACCAATAGAAGGGGAGGGTTGATCCCTCCCTTTTTATTTAAAATATATTTATATGGCTGTTAAGTTTCTAAACGGTATTGATGTAGAGGGTTCGTTGAACCTGCATTCTGATGACATTCCAGATTTAAACGCAAGAAAAATCACTGCAGGTGCTTTAGATGGAGCAAGATTACCTTGGAATGACAACGATGGATTTTCCGGTACTTACCCTATTGTATGGACTGCCACAGACGGTTTATATAGATCAACTTGGCTTAAAGTAAGAGGCTCGGATGATACCCTTCTTACAAGAAACATTACTGCCGACGGAAACGTAATTGCAGATAACTTAAACATTGCAAACTGGGATGTAGCCTACGGATGGGGTAACCACGCAAGTGCTGGTTATGTAACATCGAGTGGTAATACTATTATAGGTACTGATACAGATATTAATACAAGTGGTGCTACAATCATAGACAACTTGTATATGACTGATGGTGTAATAACATCACACGGTACAAGGAATCTCACGACTTCCGACATCGGCGCTGCGGCCACATCTCATAAATACCATAGTTTCTCCAATGGTAATGAATTTTACGATAGTTACGGCCAAGGAAACTATCTCCGCATGTTTACTGAGACAGCGACATTTGACACCTTTAGATTTAGATCTTATTCGAGAGTAGAGGTTTATGACGGAAACTCATGGCAACCTTCCGCTATGAATCTTGACAGTCTCTTAGACGGTAGAGAAGATACTGGTATTAGTTTACTGCCCGAAAACTCTCACTTTAGATTTGAGATTAACAGAGCAAGCGGATGGCCTACAACTGCTTTGTTTGTATTGCAAAGTAGTTGGACAGACACCAATGGCTATACATGTAGCATAACACTTGAGACTCTCAATGGATCGACTTGGGAGGTAAAAGACACTTGGACCTATTCTAACTTCCAAAGAGGATTAAACCTACACACCACAACGCAGACACATGACGGTCGTGCCAACATGCGCGTTACTATAAACATGAGTTGGGACGCTGCCAGTCATGACTATCACGCATTAAGAAGAATAATGTTCTTGTCTAACTTCTCCGGTGGTGAGACACTTGATCCTTGGACATGGAACTATAATAAGGTTGTTAATTTTGATGCCTTGCCGCAAGCCGGAGGCGCTAACTTAGCGACTCAATCTTGGGTAGGTAGTCAAGGCTATCTAACAGCGGTACCTTCAACATACGCAACCACGAGTTATGTAGACACTGCTGTTGCCAATGTTGTATCTTCTGCACCAGGTGCTTTAGACACTTTAAATGAACTTGCTGCTGCTTTAGGAGATGATGAGAACTTCAGTACAACTGTGGCGAGCAACATATCAGCAGTAGGAACTCGCATCGACGAAGAAGTTCTGCCGTTAATCCCTACTGATAACTCTTCATTGACGAATGGCGCAGGTTATTTAACATCTGTACCTTCAGAATACTTGACTCAGACAGAAGGAGATGACAGATACCTTCAGTCTTTACCTGCTCACAACCATGATCGTATAGTAGAGAAGTCTTTAATTAGTTATGGATCTGGTTTTTTACAATGGGCTGATCACGCTGGAAATGGAGGAAATGGTTTAAATGGCGAGGCTCCTGGCAACCCATTTAATGACTGGCATCATCATATTATACAGAACCACGCTAACGGCGGTGGGTACTACGTTGATATCGCATCATCTTTTCATAGTGATAGAATTCACTTTAGAAGATTGACTAATGGCGTGATGAGTTCTTGGAGAGAGTTTTACCATACCGGTAACTTTACAGACAATTCAAGCAATTGGGACGCAGCACATGGATGGGGCGATCATGGATCAGAAGGTTACTTAACGGGTATAACGTCGTCTCAAGTAACCACAGCGTTAGGCTACACTCCATATGAAGAGGGAACAACCTTAAGTGTAGGGACAGGCGAGATAAACGGAACAAACTTTAATATAAAAGGTGTTAATCAAATAGAGATTAACGATCCGGGAGAGGGCATTGTATGGACGAGTGGTTCAAGTGGTAACATCACTCTTGCAACTGTAGATGACACGTCGGACAACATTCTTAATTTAACTGGTACAAATGCTTCTTTTGCTATAAACGGTGCAACCGTAGCAACGCAGACATATGCTGACAACGCTGCAGGAGCAGTTAACACTGCTTTGTCTGAAGAAATAGGTAATTTATCTACTGCGGTTTCTGCTAATACTACAGAGGCGGCTAATAACAGAACGGCTATTACTAACTTAGGAACATCTAAGCAAGACGCCGGTAATTACTTTACTGATGGTGACACAGTTTTAAACATGGCCAACAATGATGGTCTTGTTTATAACGATACTACCAATAGAATGTATGTTAAACTTGACGGTACGAACCGTGAAATTTACCATGAAGGAAACTTTACTCCAAGTAATTATTTATCTTTAAGTGGAGGTACTGCAACAGGCACTATAGCGGCACCTACTTTTGACGCTACAACCGAGGTTACGGTAGGACCTTGGGCTATAAGACACAATGCTGATAATGGTAGATTAGAATTTGTATTATCGTGATAGAGATCATAGAAGATATAAGCAACGATTTATTTATTGTTTCGCATAATAACTTTGAGACATATGAATACTCGTCCTTAGAGGACGCTGTGTCTAAGGCTCGAGAGTTGTGTGATTGTAACGATGAATTTGAAGTAACACCTTTTTTTAATGATGAACTTTGATACAGAAGGTAATCTAAGAACACCTAACTTAGACTCAAATCTTCATGGAGACGCTACATTAGGACGTACTAACCTGTACACTAATGGTGACTTTGAACAAGGTACTGACTTTAATTTCTGGAGTGGTTTATCTATAAGCGAAGATGGGCCGCAGTCTGGCCGTTACTATGCTGTTCAAAATGTATACGCTGGATGGCAGTCATCTCAAATGGTACCTGTTGACACTACAAACGAATATCAGATATCGTTTTGGGGCAAAACTATTAGTTTAGGAACCAATGACAGTTTAAGTAGGGGTCATGTAGGCTTTGCTTGTTATGATAAAAACCAATCCTTTATTGATCTTAGAAATTGCGGTGGATTAGGAAATACTGTTCTTAGTAGAGAGTTGCAGCCGGGAGATGAGTATGCTTATTTTGAATCTAATAGTGGTTGGTACAGCGGAACATTTGAGCAGACTACATCTGCAAGAGGTTATCAAAGGCAAATAATATTTTTTCCGCCGGATCACCCGGACTATAGCGAGCCTTGGTATTACTCAAGATTAAATAATATTGCCTATCAAGAGATGTTGCAAACTCCAGAGGGAGACTGGAAAGTAAGATTATCAAGTTATAAAGGTAGCGCAACGGGTGTGGATGCTCCTACAACAATGCCAGACTATGGATACCCTTTGCCAGCCGGCACTCCTGTGTCCAGAGGTCATGCAGGGGGTACTTATAACTACGCATTTGGTACACCTACCCTTCCTTTAAACACTTGGGCTAATCACATAAGAACGATTCCTGCAAACGTAGAGGTAAGAAATTCGGATACTCGATTTAGACAAGGCACTAAATTTATAAGGTTCCTTATATTAGGTAATTACTACCAAAGATCAAGCACATATACAGTTAAACCTACTTTCGGTTTAGATAACATAGCGCTTGTGAATGTTACGCAGGCTCAAACAAATACTTACGAAACACCTTTAGAGTTATCCGAAGAGGGTGTACATGTTCAAGATTTTGTTGAATTAGGTGCAGCACCTGTAGAAAATGTAGCAAGTTATATTGACAATGGAACATTGTATGTTGCAAACGAAATAATAGAAGAATAAAATGGCTCAACTAAAAGAGGGAACAACGATCGCAGGAAGCGTAGCATTACACGCTGGTAATTTCAATCCAACTGACTATCCTAATATGGTTGGTCCACAAGGGCCACAAGGTGAACCAGGATTACAGGGAGAACCTGGCGCCGCAGGAGCCGCAGGAGGAACCGGGCCACAGGGTCCACAGGGTCCACAGGGCGAACAGGGTCCACAGGGGGATATAGGTCCGGAGGGACCAAGAGGCGCCGAGGGTGGTGTTGGACCCGAAGGTCCGGCGGGGCCGGCCGGGTCTAACGGTACAAATGGATCTAATGGATCTAATGGTTCTAACGGCGCATCTGCTTACGACTTAGCATTAGCAGAAGGATTTGAAGGAGACATATCAGAATGGTTAACAAGTTTAGTTGGAGCCACGGGCGCTCGCGGGGCCGAAGGTCCGGCGGGACCGGCTGGCGCTAACGGTACTAATGGTACTGATGGTACTGATGGTGCTGCTGGAGCAGAGGGTCCGAGAGGACCTGCTGGTGCAAATGGTAGTAATGGTACTAATGGAGCCAACGGAGCATCGGCATATGAATTGGCATTGGCAGAGGGCTTCGAAGGAGATATTACTGAGTGGCTTGCAAGCCTAATTGGAGAGACAGGAGCAAGAGGTGCTGAAGGGCCACAGGGGCCAGAGGGTGCCGCAGGTGCAAATGGAACTAACGGAGCAGAAGGGCCGCAAGGGCCGCAGGGAGAGCCTGGAACAAATGGTAGTAATGGAGCAGAGGGACCACGGGGACCGCAAGGGGAGCCTGGTGTAGAGGGGCCACAAGGGCCTGCTGGGGCAGACGCTTTCTCTGGTTCGTCAATAACGCTTGGTAGCGGCGTTGTTTTATCTGAGTCTACTGATCGTGCAGATCTTCTTTCTGTTACAAGCAGTACAAGCGGCTGGGGTGGACTACAAATCACAAACACATCCGGTGATGGCATATGGTCATTTATGGTAGACGGCGCTGCTGCTGGTATTTATGATGATCAACAAGGTGACTGGGCCATTTACTGTGTGGAAAACAGTTATGTAGAATTAAGACATAATGGAGCAGGTAAACTTGCAACCACAAGTGGTGGTGTAAGTGTAACAGGTGCAATCACAGCGACAGGTGATGTAACAGCATTCTCGGATGCTCGCGTTAAAGAAAACGTAGAGACGATACCTAACGCCCTTGAATCTGTAAAGCAGATGAGAGGTGTCACATACAATAAGATAGGCGAAGAGAAGCAGTCTATAGGTGTTATAGCGCAAGAACTTGAAGAGGTTACTCCACAACTTGTACATAATAATGAAGACGGCATGAAGTCCGTGGCCTACGGAAATATTACAGCAGTGCTTATTGAGGCTCTTAAAGAGCAGCAAACGCAAATTGAAGAACTAAAAGCAAAACTTGATGGCCTTACCAAGTAGTGGTGCGTTAAGCATAGGTGATATAAGAACTGAAGTTGGATCTACGAGTGGTAGCCTTGCAGCACTTTCTGCTGCTGTAGGCTTTACTACGCCTCATAGAATATCCGACTTTTACGGCTATACTTCATCTACACCTAATGACTTGTATTGGGACTTTGCAGAGAATGCTGGTGGTGCTGCATTTACAGGTAATGCAGGCTCAGAAACAGTGCCTTTTTCATTTAGTATGTGGGTTAGGCCAACATGGGCTGCGAGTGATACAAACACATTATTATTCGAGATAAACTCCAATTCTGGTGTTAACAGCAACAGGTTGATGCTAATATATGATTATGGATTTAACAGATTGGTTTTTAGAAATAGATCTGGAACATCTAATTACCACATCAACTGGGCTTTAAATCAAAACGCTGCAGCAGGAAATATAGGCAGGTGGCACAATACATCAAGAGGACCTGTAAACTCTAATGGATTTGTACATTTAGCAGGAACTTTTGACCCAGGTCAAAGCCAGGCTGTAAACGGTCTAAAATTGTACTGGAATGGCGTGGCCTTTACTACCACAATTACACAGGCTAATGGCAATAACGCTGCATTCTCTAAAACACATATGTATATAAATGTAGCGTTTAATGGAGCGGGTGACAGAGCAGGTGACTTTGATAATGTAGCATTTTGGTTCGATAGATTGTTAACTTCTACAGAGATCGGTGCGCTTTACAACAGTGGAGTACCGACTACAGCGGCCGATGCAGGATTGACTACGGGACTAAACTTCGAGGCTACTATGGAGACAGGTGAGTTTATAGACAACACAGGTAATTGGAACGCTGGAGCAACAGGTGGATCAGTTGCGGAATATTAATGTATATTTGTTAGGATAACAAATTAATTTTAATTATGTCAGACGTTAAAAAATTATCAGAAGAAAGACTAAAGTCTATCAACGAACTTGTTGGTACTTTAAACTATGTAGGTTCGAAAGTTACTGAATTATCGGTAGAGCATTCTCGTGCTACAGAAGCATACCGTCATCTGCAAGAGCAACTTGAAGGTGAAAAAGAAAAGATCCGTTCAGAATACGGTGACGTAGAAATAAACCTACAGACAGGAGAACTGAAGGAAAATAAAGAATAGATTATTATGAAGCGATTAAGGGTAGGAGTTGTAAACACAATCTCTTTTATTAAGTCTGACTATACGGTTAACGACTTTGAAATAACTTTAGACAAGGTTGTAGGCACTACAACTCTTACTCTTAATAATCTTACAGATATTCACAACCTTGATTCTTGTAAGGATTTCATATCTATAAACATAGATCTCGTCACAAACGACCTGGAAGGGGGAGAATATCATTTGACGCTGTCCAACAACGGTAATAGTATCGTATATCTATGTAATGTGGTTGATCATGAATACACTAAGCCGGGTACGAGTATTTACGGTGATACTGTAGTTGTAACAGACCTTTAATTGTAAATTATAGTAATGGGACTATTTGATAACATCGTAAATTACTTTGCTTCGAACACTTATGTTCAAGCCACAAGTGACAGCATATCTTCTAACGAGTTAGAAAACTCTATTGAGGACTTAAATGGCCGTTATAAATTAGGCCAGACAATCGTAGGAAACTACATTAAGTTTGGTGTAAACGACGATTTTCCAGTTATTCTTGAGAAAATGTTGCGCCAATCTCCTGTTCATGCAGGTATTCTAACTAAAAAAGCCAAAATGGTTGCAGGTAATGACATCGATTACGATGATTCGTTTCTAAAAACCAACAAGGCTAAACAAGAACTGAGAGTATTCTTAAAGAACTGTGCAGGTCAGAATCAAGGGTTGCATCATGTTATTAATCACGCTGCTTTCCAGTATGAATCTAAGGGTGCTTATGCTCTTTACATTCGCTGGAATAGAGGTAGAACTAAGATACTTGAACTACAGTCTTTAGATGTAAAAGGTGTACGCGCAGTAGAGCCGGGTCAAGACGGTAAGGTAAAAGAATATATTGTTCGTCGATCATTCGGATACGGAGCAAACTCTGTACAGCATAATGATCCAAAGAAAGTCAAGGCTTTCGATAAATTTGACAAATCAAGCAGAGAGGCGGTTCTTTACGTTTCTAATCCTTACAGCGGAAACCCTTACTATGGAGTACCTAATTACATCTCTGCATACCACTTTATATCTTCGGACTTTGCCTTCGGTAAACATATTAAGACTACAGCAGAGAATGGCTTTACACCAAAGGTTATGGCTACTTTTGTTGGGCGAAACATGTCTAACGAGCAAAAAGCCGAAGAATACAAAAAACTAAAAGAATCTTTTACCGGTCCAGACGGTGAGACTATCATCGCTTCTTGGGTTAAGAAAATTGAGGACAAGCCTCAGATAGACGTTCTTGATGTACGAAACCTGGACAAAACAATTGATGTCTTATCGAGACTCAACGACGCTAAAATTCTTACTGCTCACAATGTCACTTCTCCTACTTTGTTTGGTGTTATGGTATCCGGTAAACTTGGGGGCACGGGCAACGAATTGGTTTCAGCGTACCAAATATTTAGAGCAACGGAAACGCTACCTAACAGAGAGGTTATTTTAAACGGTATAAACCGTGTGTTATCCACCGTTGATTACGACAAAATGGAAGTGTCTATAGTTGAAGAAGAAATCAACTTAGAAAACATAAAAGGCGCAAACACAGATAACATCTCAAATGGTTAGAATTATATTCATAGACGACAATTATCTTTACAAGAACTTCCCTCTCCCTCAGAGAATGGATAGAGCATCTTTGTTGTCCATTATTCAGTTAGAGCAGTTTACATCTACACAAGACTTGTTAGGTACATGTCTTTATGAAGATCTTGAGGGAAAGGTTTATAATCAAACCTTGACGTCTACCGAGGAAGGTCTGTTTAAGTTGGTAAAGTATTCCCTGTCTATGTATGCAGCAAAGTCTGCAATATCTATACTACGAAGTGAGACTTCGAGAACTAAGAGAGAAGAGACTAACGCTGATCAATACGTTTTAGATACAATACTTTCAACCATAGAGAGTAAACTTGCTTATATAAACAAAAGAGTTGTAGAGTACATTAAGGCCGATACTACGCTTTATGGAATTGCTACTGCGGATGGGTGTGATAATGACGTGTTTGATGAAACAGACACCTACAACTCGACAATTTACTACCCTAAAGAACCAATAAATAAAGATTGCAATGCAGAATAAAAAGTTAATAAATTTTGGTGGTGCTACCGTAGGCGAAAAAGGAGTCTACTCTATTGAGTTCCATGAGGACGATCAGTACGCTCAAGTAAAGCGTGCTAATCGGGATGGTACGGCAGATTACTTCCTATTGGACTCTACCGGCGCGCAACCAACAAGGCTGTCTCCGCAATACGAGAGAAGAGGACACGATGCCAGTGCATTAGCATTTACATCTAACACGACGAGAACAGTTGATCTAAATGGAGGAGGCTTCTTCCATGATGATTCTCGAACTTTTGCCCCTATTGCTGGAGCGCTTTCTTCAAACCAAGGCATTATAAGTTTAGCAGAACTAAGCGTTGGGGATACATTTACCATCTCTTTCGACATTAATGTAACGCCTAACAACTCTAATGCAGATTTCACACTGGAGGTAAACTGGATCACTCAAAGCGGTATTTACACACAAACTCTTTGGGAAGGTGGCGCTGGACATAGTTCGGGAACAAAAACTGTTTCGGGAAGTAAAATGTTCACTGTTGTCGATGAAGCAATGAAAACAGCAGCCACTCACAGTATGAGAATGACATGTAACGCCGATGGTACTATCGTTCCTTTGTGGGTGATGATCACCAAGATGTAATGTCAAATGATGCTGTCGAAGAACCTTTCGCTTGTGGAAGTGACGAAGTCTGCTACTGCGATAAAGCATGGAATTGTAAACGAACCAACCCTGGAGCATTTGCTAAGTCTAAAAGAATTAGCGACGAACGTCTTTCAGCCGATAAGAGATCATTTCTCAACGCCTGTAGCCGTATCATCGGGATACCGGTCAAATGCATTAAACGACTTAATAGGTGGTTCAAAAAGATCTCAGCATTCCAAAGGAGAGGCTTTAGATCTTGATGCAGATGTATATGGTGGCATCACTAACCGACAAATATTTGAATACATAAGAGAATCTTTAGACTACGATCAGTTGATCTATGAGTTCGGCACAGACGAAGAGCCAGCGTGGGTTCATGTTTCTTATAAGTCAGAAGGCAATCGCAGAGAAGTATTAAAGGCTTACAAGGATAATGGCCAGACTAAATACAAACACATATAATGAAGCAAGTCTTAAAGAACTTAAAGGAATTATTTCTTTGGAGCGATAGCGAGCCTAACGAAATATTGATAGGTACATTACACGCTTTTGTTCTTCCTTTCGCTATTTTGGAGATTGGAAACATTTGGTACTTGCAATTAGCGGGCATACTTGGAGGTCTTTTTCAGTTGTATTCTGTTGGAACTAAGGACATTTACTGCAGGAGAATAGCATGCATAGTGGCAATGACCATATCATGTGCAACAGTTGTAGATTATATTACAGCAGGTATGATGAAGGGCAGTCAATTGGGGTGGTTTTTGATACTTGTATTTACACTATGGAATCTAATAAGAGTATCAAAAGAATATCATTACAAAAATGGATAACAATCTAATCACTATCGTTATAACGCTTATCACAGCGTTGGGATCTGCCGGTGCCTGGAGGTATTATGAGGTAAAATTAAAAACCAAGGCAGTCGAAGATCAAGCAGGAAGAAAAGACGAAACGATGTTTCGGGACGATTTAAGAGCACGGGTGAAGAAATTAGAGGACTTACTTACCGAGAGTAATGAACGAGTCATAGAACTAACCGCAGAGGTCAATGCACTTCGAACAGAGGTACAGTTCTTGAGACAAGAAAATGATAGACTTAAACACAGATAATGAACGACACAGATTTTGGCTTTGAAAACGACTTCCAGGACTTTATTGAAGAACTGGAAAGTTCAGACAAGAACGATAACGCTCAATGCTCCATTGATAATCCAGAGTGTGAAGCCTGCGGAAGTTAATTATGGGGAATCCACTAAGAAAACTTATAACTGGAAGTGCCAAGGAAACTGTGGAAGCAGTTGCCAATGTGGTGGATAGATTTGTATCTACTCCGGCAGAAAAAGAAGAGATCCGCAAGTCTATAGAAGCGGAGATCACCAGCCGCTGGCAAGCGGATATGGAATCAGACTCCTGGTTATCTAAAAATGTAAGGCCACTAACACTCATCGTTGTGGTTTCTTTCCTTGTTTTAATGACCTTTTTTGATGGATTAGGTCTTGTAGAAGTAAACGAAAGTTGGATCAGTCTATGGGAAATAGCAAGCGTAACAGTGATAGGAGGTTACTTCGCAGTAAGAACGGTCGACAAAAGAACGAAGGTGAAGTAAGGTGGTGCGAATCTGCACCGGTTGAATGTAACTGTACTAATATATGTAAACATAAAGGGGGCTAAACGCCCCCTTTGTTATTTCGTTTTCTTAGACTCTGTACTCCAAGACCTGTAGCATACTGCGAGCCGTTGCTCTGTTTCGGGATATTCACCGATCATTGTATCGTTCTGCATACATCTGTTTATAAAGTCACTTCTTGTTTCGTTCTTTTTCGGAATTGGTGTTGGCATTGCCGCTATCGTTAGAGTTAGTAAATGAAATATCGTCCCAGTACAAAAATACTTGGTCGCTTTTATAATTTACATTACTCATGAAACAAGTTTCCGATATGTTAGTTCAGCAATCAAAGCCGAATAGATCGCGTATAAGGGGTTTATACCGATAAAACTAAATATGAGTATGCTGCACCAAAAACAAAGGCACAGAACGCAGTTAAATGGCTTAAAGGATAAGAAATTCTCCATCAACCAACCATAAGGTTCGAATATAAACAGGTAGGAGAATAAGAATCCTACTGCTGACACTATTACCCACTCATTATAAATAATCTCCATCATAATTTTTTACTTATGTAATCGTCCTTGGTGTACTTAACAAGTTTACTTGTTGGCTTACCATTCTCGATCACGATTATACGGCCTTTAATTTTTTCGCCGTAAACATCTCTCCAGTTTAAAGATACTATTTTATTAGTCATTGTTGAATATATCATAGATATAATCAAGTTTGCTGCACATTTACCTTCGGTATAGTATTCAAGGAACTTTAGACACACTCTCATTACAGCATCGTCGATCAAGGCTTGCTTGAGTTCGGAGTTGCCGTTCGTAACAAAAGAGTGTCCGGCGATCTCGAGTGAGCGCTGCAATATAAACCTACCCAGTTCGTTAGTTAACCTACCTTGCTGCGCGGATAAAATTGCTTCTTTTTCTATTATAGCCTTATCGTATTTCAAACTCGTCTTCTACCTTGTTTAAGATGACTAAGATTTGAGGTAGATAGTCTGCCAGTTCTGACGGCCTCGTGTCGAGTTCATAACCCAAGCGAACGAGTGTAACGTCGATGTCGAGCAGTACGAGTTTTCTAATAACGTCATATAGTTCTAATAAGAAGTTGGCTTCTGAGTCGGTGATATCTTCGTAATATTCATTAATCGACATATGGCCTTATAGATTTCGCTTTGTCCGGATCTAATTCAGCGATCCGATCGATAAGCGCATTCTCTTCAGCATAGGCTTCTTGTATTTCTGCTAAAGTAGAATCTGTTCCTAAATTCGTAAATATAGATGCCATATCCTTTAAGATCTGGTCTATATGTGTTCTTGTTAATTTACAATTATCGTAGCGTTTCATACTCAGTATAGTTGTGTAATTTAAGCGTTACTGAAACCTCGTCCTTTTCAATAGGTTCGTCATCATGTTTAACACGGATGTTAAGCCCTTTAAAATACTTCTTTGAATCATCGTTGACGTACCCGTTATCTTTGAGATAATCCGCGAGAAACTTAATAACAAGTATAACATTATCGCAGTCGTAGCGAGTATTATGAACGACGTCAATCTGAAAAGTTTCAGCATGAAATTTATCAAACGCTTTAAGTTGTTTCTCAATATGTTCATTGTAATCTTTTTTGTATTTGATCCTAACAGCAAAGTGTTTACCAGCGTAAAACTTATTTAGGCTCGGTGGTTTAGGTAATGAAAAAGTTACTTCTTTATATTCTTCTTTCATAGTATGGTGCGCCATAAGGCCCTTGCTTTAGATCCCAGTGACGTATTTCGTCAACGGTAAATTTATCTACAACATATTCTGTTGGAGACGTAAACAGGAGGAACACTATAATATCCGAATCTTCTTTCTCAAGAGCCTTCGAGTTAAATTTATAGGACCCTTCGCCGGCCTTAATTCCTATCTTTTGTCGCTGTCCATTTTTAACAACAGAAAGGTCGGTATCGTCCTTGACTAACCGACCTTCCTTAATAAGTGTTGACGCAGTATACGACGTATGAGTGGGGCTGATTTCATAGTAGTACCGAGTCAACAACTCTCCTATGATGCCAATGTATTCCGTGTAGTATTCACGATCTACCTCTCCAAGTAACAGAGATTGTTTAACACCTTTTCTTTGTTTGCTTGTACCTGCATATCTTTCACGATTAATAGCGACACGTCTCCTGGTAATGTCGTGAGCATAATCTTTAATGAAAGGAGGTATCTCTACAAACTTCATTTTCTCATGGCTGCTTTTAAGAGTATCAAGTAACCAATCAAATCAGTGACTGTATCTTCAGTCAAGTCGTTGATCCCTTTGTTTTTTATACGCATCAACTTATCGTCGATCCTTGCACATAAACTCTGAATCGCATCTCCCTTAGAGAAGATACCTACGGGGTTGAGAGCCGAGTCCCCGTAGGCAGTATTCTTCTCCAGGAGCAGGGCCGTGACCTCCTGCGATATTTCTTTTATTAATTGTTCGCTGTTCATGTTATAAATATAACAAATTAATCCACAATTCCTACTTCAAATTTGTAAACTTTCTGACGTCCAGCGTTTTCTATAACCATTCTACCATTGGCGGGGTTTAAAAAAATGTATCTTTCTGATGATCCAGTGTAGTTAGTAACATCAACTTTATACTCTTTACCTTTTATAGATATGATGTCATGTTCAATAACTTCTACCTCGTCAGTTAGATTGAACTTTATGAAGGCGCGAATCATTTCGCACCAACTCTTTTTGTAGGCATCAGCCCAACTTCTTTCTATCTCCATATTAAAATTGTAGTTCTTCTTGTGATGGCGTTGGTATTATTTCCGGCTTGTTTGGATCGGGATATGCAAATACCTTTTCTCCATTACCACCTTTTTCATAATACCTGTTGCTTAATTTATCGTAGTATAATGTAACTGATCCTAACTTACCCACGATTTTAGGTTTGGCTTTTACAATAGTAATCTCAACCTGGTTCGCTTCGTATGGCACACCGTTAGAATCTTCAAGTCCAAAAGGACATCTCCATACGTTAAGTATCATCATACCTTTACGGCTCCACTGCATTCCTCCTGCAATATCGTTCATCGTTGGCTTATCCACATAAGGTATCCCGTTCTTGTACTTGGCCTGTTGGTGCTTGGTATGTACAGTGACCACAGTATGGTAATTGTTATCTGCGCTATGCTTGCGTACCTTTGTGAGTACCTGTCCAATAGCGATGTCGTCACGAACACCTGTAGAAACGTCTGTTTTTATTTCTGTAAATGGATCTATAAAACATCCGTCTATCTTGACCTCCTGCTCTATCTCCTTAACGCAGTTAAAGAACGCTTCAACGCTGAGGTCTTGAAGACCGGAGTCTATTATGTAAAAGTGATCATTGATGAAATCAACAGC